AAGTATGCAGAAAAAAGTGTTCAAAAAATGTCCCGCAATATTAGCTTAACTGCTCCGTAAGCCTAATAGAAGTGTCATAGACACCATAAGCCACTTCTTTAAATCTTAAACTATCATCACTCATACGCACATAGTAATAGGCAGAATCATCATAATATAAAAATTTATCGTGTGGGCCATATAGGGCAGTTCTCATTGTTTCCAAACTTGTTTTGTAACTGGAACTAACAAACTTTAAATTAAAATTCCAAAACTTCTTACCATCATGTCTTTTATTCGAATACTCTACACCACCTTGACTAGTGAGTATCTTATTCCCATGTATCTTGCCCTCTGTTCCAGACAATTCTACATTGGTTAAATTTAATTTTGTACCAAAGATCACTTGCGTAACAGTAGATACTGCCCCCTCATAAGCATACATATACCAAAATCTCTCGGAATTATCAGCAGTAAGAGCAGCGTTTACATTCCATCCTGCGGTTACGGCTGTAGCTTCCCACTGAAAGCTTGCGGTTGCAGAATCACTAGCACTATTTGTATAAAACTTAAACCCATCACTATCTGCGGCAGTTGAATAGAAAGCTATAGAATCAATAACATCTATTGATCCACTTCCTTTATCAGTTCTCACAACTGCACTACTGCTTGTAAAATTAGCAGCAGCCCCAAGATTCCCATCAACTAATCTTTCTGGGTTGGTCACTTGACTCCCAGTAGCAAAATCGTTACTTCCACCACTAAAAGTTCCACTTGCTACAGATGCGGATGTTTCGCGGCCATCGGTTGGATAAATAAAATACTTTGCCATAATTATACCTCTTTAAGAAATAGCGCCTACTTCCCTTACTTTAATTTTTAGTTTACCTGGAGTGCGTGATAAATAGATAACCATAAAAGCTTTATTAGTCCACGCAGAACCAAAGGCTTTCTCTGGATACATATCACTATTATCAAAAGTGACTATATCCCCTACTTCGATTCCAATGTGCGCTGGATTTACAATGGTTGCTTCAATGACAAGATTAACATTAGAAACTAAATGCCCATAATAATCTGCAAAGCCATCATTCGGATCCCCTCCAGTAAGATCAGTAGCACCTACTGTGCCAGCACCATTTTGCACAATATAATCAAGATTGACTTGAGCAATGTTCTCCTTTGCTGCAATATTGTAATTTGTTCTCGTAGTTCCATTAGTGCAAGTCTGAGAATTAATGTAAGTGCTATTACTGGGGTTTCTTTCATAATTGACAATAAACTTACTTGATAGGTCTGCAATGGGAGTATTGCTAACGACAATACTTGAAAGATCATCCTTTGCAAAAGTGTAATTAATATCCCCCGAAGAATAGGAATCTTTGATATAAAGATATTGTGGCCCATCATCTGCTTTAAACCTAAAGGCAAATCCACCTTCAAACTGTAGCTTTGCTAATGTTTCCTTTAATGTTTTTGGCTCTAACTGCCAAAATCTTGCATACCATTCCTTATTGGATTGTGAACGAGCCGTATTTAAGTCCGAATAATTTGTTGGTGTTGCAGTAGTGACTCCAGCATATCGTATAAGCATATCTCGATGAATATCATGGACATAAGTAATTGCTGAAGAATCCCAAGAATTAATTAAGCCGTCATTACCTGAGTAAACTGTATCTAAACTCACTTCCCGTAAATCTGCTGCATTTGGCTCATTAGTATAATCTTCAGCAACATTAAGAACCAAATAAACATCTTTTATTGTACAAGTTGCTTCGGTTCCATCTTCAAGACTTGATAACTGAAAACGTAAAACATAATCATCTGGAAGTCGATTACTACTATTTTGTATATCAGATAGAATATTTCTGGTTCCAGATGCCTCTGTAGTGGTTCCATTCGAGGATCTTGAAATTAATGTCGTATTTGCACCAAAGGAGCGATCATATATTACTGCTTCTGAAGTGCCGTTAAGATTAGACACCACTATTACTGCTGAATAATATAAATAAGCGCTAGTAAGTTTTCCAGTTATCGAAGGAAGTTCAAGTGTAAGATCTGCAGTTTGCGCGTTACTAGCAGCAGTAAAAGACTGCGTTGCTCCATCTGAAGTGTTTGTGTTAATTGCATACCCAGGGTTTGTAAACCCAGTTCCACTTGTGGTCGCTGGCGGTCTAAACTTATAAGTTCTATTTACTTTCCCCTTAACCTCAAAAGCATCCTTTCCATCCCTGGTTTGAGTAGCGGCATTATTAAGCTCAAGATAAGCAAACATATCAGCGCGAGAATCATAGTAATTAACTACTGAGCCACTACCTTCGCTTTTAGCAGATAAAAAGTATATATTTTGTCCAGAGTTACTGGTTCTTGGCGCAGGATATAAGGCTTTCCCTGTCATAAAATCTGTAGGACCATGTCCTGTATAATTACCATATATAACAGGAACATAAACTCCTGTTGTGCTTTTGTCAGTAGGTAATTCAATGTTATCCCAGGGTCTTTTCGCTGCTAACTGCATTGTAATCTGATCACCATCGTAGCTAATGTCTAAGATACGAAATGTTCCAACCACCACTGGGTTATCTGAGCCAATCTTAATGGATGCAGATACGCTTCTATTTATATAATGATTAGATCCACCAAAGAATTCCTGAGAGATCGGACTGCCATTATATTCAAAATCTGCTATCTTTAAAGTAACATTAGTTGTATTTGCCTTAGACCGAACCAGATCAAGGCTTTCTCTGATACTTGGATTATTTGTGATCGCTCCATAATAAAAGTTTGAGCTGTAAGTCACATCCGCTAATGCTAAATAAAGGTTTCCCCCTGAGTGTGTAATATTAAAAAGCCAATTCTCTTCGATACCATGAGAATTTTGAGAACCATTAAAAGTTAAACTCATGCGAGGTCAAACCTCGCAGCTTTCTCAATCGCAGGAATAATATGATCTACAACAGTTTCATCAATCATTGGTGCTGAGATATTAACTGTGAGATTATTTGATTGGCCTGTCTGATTCATTTGATGCAGTTGATCTAATCCAATATTTTGCACCGCTTCTCTTCGCATGATAAACTCTCCAGCCTGGGCTAAGATAGGGACATCATCTCTACCGCGCACCGTGCCGCCACCGGCAAAAGCTTGTACACCATTCTGTGTAATTGCGCCGCTCACTATTCCACCGCTGGAAAAAGTTTGAACACCTTTCTTTGTTACTGCACCGCCAGAGTGACCGATACCAAAAGACTTAGCTAAAAAATCACCGAACCCAAATCCAATCGATGCTGGGGCAAAGAAAGTTTTCATAAGCCCAAATACCACAGCCTGCGATAATATTTCTGCTGCTATGGATTTTAGGGCAGTGTTTACAGCATCCCCCATATTTTGACCGTGAATCCCAGCTTGAACAAACGTATCGGATAACTTTTGTGTCATGCCTATTGCTGTTTTTTGTGTGCTATCTAAAACTTTGAATGCATTTGTAACTGGATCAAGAGGTTTAAGTTCTTTTACTTGCTCTAATTTCGTAAGGTGCAAATTTTCTACTGCGACTACATTCTCAATAGAATCCACTAATTTTTGATACACTTGTGCTTGATACTCTAAAGCTGTGTTTTTATACTCCATCGCTGCAAGTTCATTAAGAATCGTAGTAGTTTGTTCAAGTATCCTTTCTTTATTCGTTTGTAAAAGATTATTTTTAGTAACTATCGCACTATTTTCTTTAATTAAAGAAGCTTGTAATTCTGGAGATGCCCCTACATAATCCTTATTAGCGCTATATAAGGCACTAGACCCTGCCATTGCCATATCGAGTGCATCCCCTAAGTCCAACGATGCCTGGGTCACTGGATCCATCGCTTTAGTGTTTAGGATAAATTGTCCTTCTAATATCTCTAATTCATCTACTAATTTTTCTGCTCTCGTTCTTGTGTCACCTTCAATAATCTTAATTGTACCTTCTGCGAGGTTTGTTAAGCTTTTTATAGTAGCATCGGTGGTAGGCTTTAATTTATCTCCAATAACGACAGCTAATCGAGTATAAGCATCACCCATATTAGAGACTGCGCCTGTTGTGGTTTTAGATAATCTCTCGGTACTTCCTTCTATTCCTATAGTTGGATCTTGGATTGAGGATATTAAAGCTTCACGAAACTCAGGTAAAGTTGTCTTGGATAAATCTTTTAAACCCTGAGAGGATTTTATTAAGTTAAGAATACCCCTCTCTCGTAAAATATCAGCAGCACCAGCACCGCCAGCAAAGGCTCTACCAAAAGAGTTAGCAGCCTCGGTAGCAGTCGTACCCATAAATGCTGCAAGGTCAGTAATCGGTTTAATTAAGGCTTCTGCATCTGCACCAAACGCTTTTAACTGCGCTCCAGCATTAACCACATCATCTAAACTAAAAGGTGTAGTAGCTGCGACTTGATTAAAAACATCAAATGCTTTGTTAGCTTTTTCAACGCTACCAGTTAATCCAACCAATCGTGTTTTAACTGCTTCAAATTTTGCCGATGAACTTACAAGCGTTCCAATAGCTCTAACTGCTGCTGTAAGGGCAAATGTATACAATAGAACACTATTACGAACTAAAGCAATGGTTTTTCTCATGCCAGAAGCGTGCTTCCCAGCTCTCTGACTTTTTTTGCCAAATCTGTCCATCGCACCATTGGCTTTATTTAACTGACCTTCAAGGTTCGTAAACCCTTTAGCTCTGACTTCAATTACAAATTTATTTGCCATTATTCATTTCCCTTGATCGTTTCTCACAAGCACTAATCTCTTCACTAATAAGGCGAAAGATGTCAATGGTTTTGGCATCAGCTTCGTGAAGGGTTTGTGATAGAGGTAAATTGAATTTGGTTGATACAAAATAATCTTCTACATATCCCTCTATCTCATTGTCAATAAAGAACTTAGGGTTACAGAAGAAATTGAGGTTATAGTATAAGTTCTGGCCCAATGAGAATTTATTGTGTTTATCTTCAGCTATGATGCGCTGACATTCAGCCCAAATCTCATCTTCGGTGAATGTGATCACCTTTGATAAGGTCGGGCTTTGGGCTTCGTAAGATTTGAATTTAACAGGGAAAAGACTATTTCCCCATCCGAAGAAGTTACACCAGGTAGCTATCCTGACTTTGGTTTCTTTTTTTTTGACAAACCTTTATACTCTAAATAGACATCATTAAGCACTTCGTCTATCTGTGCATCATCCAGGTCTTTTAGGGTTTCTTCGGGGTTTTGGAAGGCTTTTTTCATACACCAGTTTAAAAGGTCAAAGTAGGCATCGCGCTCTATTTCTTCATCCCAAAACACTTTCATTTCCAAACGGTGTAATTCTCTACGTTCACCAAAGGTGATTGGGCGAATGTCAAATTCGCCATGTGGGGTTTTTATCATAATTCTTTATGTTCTAACAGCCAACATCGCATTTGCTCCAGATGCACCAAACTTGACCGATACATCATACATCATCGCATTGGCTTCGTTATATGCTACATTAGTGATCTTACCATAACTGCCTATAAAGGCAAAGCTACTTGCACTTGCTATCGTTGCGTGATTAGCAAGGTTTGAGATCACTGTAGTTCCAGCTTTCATTGTGGTTGGCAATTCTGCTGTCTGATTATCATATTTTACAGTAGCATCTAAGGTTGCACTCAATTCTGGCACAGCTCTGACAATCGACTCTGGATTACCACTACCATCTCCTTGGCCTAGATATTCAGAGGGATTCTCTAAATTCAGGGAAAAGCTTTGGATGACACAATCTTCAGCACCAGCAATCGTTTTCTTTGCTGTTCCTGCTAAAGTTGCCAAAGAATAGAAACTTGTGCCGTATGCGGTGGGGGTTGATGGTGCAGCTTGAGTAAAGCTACTAATGTATCCTGTGCGTGCTGTCGCTGTAAATTTTAGTCTACCTGATTCATTCGCCATATCTCCAGAAATCGATAAAGAAGTAATCGTACAGCCTGGGAATATAATAGAGCGATTTCCACCAGAAGTGGCTGGTGAGATCACAGCTATGGTGACTGTATCTGCAATCGTAATTGAAGAGGCATCTCCAGTTTCAAGTTCTGGCGGTGTATAGGCGGCAGGGATAGTTACTACATCACTTGCCTCTGCAAGTCCAATGCAATTTTGCACTAACAATGGCGCAATAGTTGTATCAAACACACCAGAAAAAGTGATTTCCTTTGTAACGCCTTTCTCGTCAATGAGCGCATCGTCCACATCGAATACTCGTCCACTTGACCCACTGCGAACATCTAGGACTTGGGTTAAATTAAAATTAGGCATCTCAATACTGTCAATATTAACAAGTTGCATTGAGCTTACATTTGCTTGGCCTATGGTTGATTCAGCTACTAACGCTAACTGAAACTCTTTCGGTGAATATGCTGCGCCGTCTAAAGCCATTACTTGGACTCCTTCTTACTGGAATATACTTTTTCTAAAAAATCTTTTGCTGCGTTTGGCACTTCATCAAGTTCGACTTCCTCTCCTCGGTTAAAAGCTGCCCAGTCTTCTTTCTTTAAACCTTTGTAACTGTCGAATTGACTCATAAATTTATTTGATCTATATTTTGCCATCATTAATACCTTAATCGTTTACGCATATGCCTCTTCCACTAAACATTTAAACTCTACAGTTGCAGTTAAGTAAGAGGGGTGTTCACTTTCTAAATCATAGTTTACAGAATCTAATCTCGCATTATGCCATTCGTAGCTTTGCGCCCCTGGATATACTGTAAACGATAACCCATTCGAGGTTATAAAGAATTGATCTGTACTGGTTATCAGGATTGGCCTTTTGACCAAGCGCACCTGATCTCCGTCACTTGTTAAAAAGTATTTACCAGCAGAGGTGACATAATTAGAGAATTCATCAATACTGGCTACATTAACCCTTAAAACCTCTTTCAGTCGCTCAATAACATCAATCCGAGTATCTAAACTGCGTTTTTTGGTGTACCTACCACGTTCTTTTTCATTATAGGTTAGAAGTATCGAGTATTCACGAATAGCCCCATTAGAGCGTAATTCTACAATCTCGTCCCTCTGGGGGCTTAATTGGAAGAAAGCATTACCACGATATATCTTATCATAACGAATAGGAACATTTCGAAACTCTTGTGCCATAATCAGACTCAAGTTATCCAACACATTCTCGTTATATGTCTTATCGTAAGTGATCATATTAGCACATTGCAGTTGAACATGATGTCTGCGACTTGATAGTTCATCTCATCATCTTCTAATTCTGGTTCATAATTAACAAAGGTGATTACCGCATCATTCCACTTATAGGTAGATGATGGGCTATAATTTGAATTGTTTCCAATCAAACGCTTAACACGGTCTGCATAATTCATTAATTGTTCAAGATTGTTACGCCTGCTGAATACACCCGGTGTTCTTCGGTATAATCTTAAAAGAATACCATAGATCCTGATCTGATCTTCAGTAGTCGGTTGGTCTAGTTCATCCTGGACAGGGATAAATCTAAGGAAGAAATTGCCCCTGTTTTTAAAATCTTTATCGTAGTGTACTGGAAGTTTATCGAACTCACCTTTGATCAAGGACTCTAACGGTTCTATGACATTAGCACGGAGAACGGAAGTGTATTGTGTAGCCAGATGCTACCTCCTGCTTACTTGCTCAGATTTTACCGAGCCATGTTCTTCAGGCATACCCATGACAATTATGCTCCATTCATCGTTGGTTGTATAGACACCTTCACCGAATCGGATATACATACCATAGGCCATTCCCTGGTAATCACCATTCAGCTCTTCACTTTGGATTACCTCATTAATGGCTAACCCAGTGTCATTCTTTACATAAACTGAATACTTAACAGAAGTATTAGCTGTACCAGAAGTAAAGGTCCCCCCAGCGGTTATCTTGACACGCACATCATCATAATCTACAGATGGAAGGGATGTAATTTTAGTATCAAGTATCCCACCAGTAGTAGAACCGTTAACACTCACTGGTCTGACCCGACCCTCATTTTTCTCGTAGGTGGATTCGTGCCAAAGCGCATACTCGCCTTTTTTAAGCAAGTCTAACATACCATCGCCATCAGGCGAGATATAGCGCTCTTCGATGTCCTGGGCTCTCTCTGGGTCTACAGATCGCATTAAATCTGCACAGGCAAGCCCTGCATTACTGTTAATTAATACAAAATCATACTCACGGCTGGATGCACCCTGATCTTCTGCTTTACTGCGTTTAAATATTGGTCGATTGATATAAGAGCGAATACGATCCGCTTGTTCATTCACGACTCTTTGTTTGACTGTAGCCCAATCCTCTGCTGCTTCATACACTAGATTATCAGGGTCTACTGAGCTGTAGACATATAAAGCATCTGCTGCTGAATCGTAATAAGCATCATCAGTACTGTCCACATCGTTTACCGATGATTGCATATTCATCTCTTTGCCGTCTACATAACTCTGAGACACATAGCCACTGTTATAAGCAGCCCATGTGTTGGTTCCGTAAGAAGCGAAGTTTTGCACTAATTTCTTACGGTCATAGTTGTCTATGTTTGGTTCTACCCCCATCAGGTCGGTAGTTGTATTACAAAATGATTCTAAATATGTTGCCATTATGCTTGTCCACTTTGGGTGTCATTAAGATATTCCATCATGCCCACCTCTTCAAATTGGCAGACTATATCAGGGATCTGAAGTCCTTCTATCATAATCATTAGATTTGCAATCTTCTTCACGCAATCGACTGATATATCATTTTCCATATCCTTGGTAATGCTTTTAGTTAACAGCTTAATCGCCCTCATTTCATCCATCATGGATTGCATCTGTTCAGATAGTGTCATCACTTACTCCCTTTTCGGTTACTTTTCATATATCTCAAAATGCACCAAATCTTGAAACTTCTGATCCGATACTACCGTCTCGTCTCTATCCCAGTCTCCCCCATATCTTAAATCTACTCCCAGGCGGTCTGCTTCTTGCATTACTCTGCCAGCCATATAGATAAATTGATAGGTATCTTCCCAGTTTGGTACAGGATAAGGGGCTATATCTACAGCCTTTCCCTCAAGATGTTTGCTTTTCATCGTTTTGGATGCGCCCTTTCTCACCAGCTCATGCTGGCGCTCTTCAGACCGCTTTCCTTCCAAGACCGTAATATCATAGTGTTTTACTACTTCATTTAAAACACTAACAAGCCTGGCATCCACGCCCCTCAATCTTCTTCGTGAACGGCTACCAAATCTCGGCATTAAAAGTTATCTTCAATGAATGGCTTTACGACCATTTCCCATACCTCATCATCGGACTCTTTTTTGGACTGCTTTACCGCCCAGTCACCGATCATAATCAGCAGACCCTTCATGCCGTGTTTTTTGACTAATCTTCCTATCATTCTTTTTAGCATCTTATTTTCCTGCTACTTTATATATTGCTTTTTTTACCGATGTCCATAAAAGATCATCCCAGGTACTGGGAGATAGGGCGACTGCTTTATCAATCGCAAGAATAGCGATTATGACATATTCCCATCTTTCTACTAAAATCTTTACAAATTCTTCCATTTAATTAGCTCCCTTAATCCATGCAATTAGACTACTGAATACGAATGTTACCGCAGCAAGTAATCCAGCGAACCACTGCTGTTTGTTCTCTAAAGAACGCACCCTGCCATTTTGTGACTTCACATCTACTCGGATCTCTTTTGTCACCTCGAAGTGGGCCTGATGCTTCTCTTCCAACCTTGCCATGCGCTCTAACATTTCAACCCTGTAATCATCTATTGCTGCTTTGTTCATTTAATTCTTTCCATTAATACGTGATACTGATCCCTTGATCTCCATAACTATATCCCCAAGATCATTTAGCTCTTCCACTAGCTTTTCATGCCTTCTATCTCGAACCTCATCACTGCGATTCCAGCGATCTATTAATTTGATGGAAATATTAAATACTTCCACCAGCTTTCGCATGAGCGTTTTTTGGAGAAACATGATTTGACCAGCGAATAGCGTGATCAACACTCCAACGATACCCCACTCTTGCACATTGAAATCTGCCATGCTTCTCCTTAAACGCTTTTAAGCTTCAGCTTCTGGTTCTTCCAGAGATGCCTTTAAGCTATTTACAAACCCCTGCCGCCCAATCTCCATCTGCTGAAGATTGAACCTGGCGCTATCGACCTTACGGTTAAGGTCATTGATATGTGCGACCATTAACTTTTGGTCATCCCCAAGGTCATTGATGTTGTACTCTTTATCATCAAGGACAAGAGTCGGTTCGTTTTGTTTTTCTTTTTTTGACATTTGAACTCCTGTTGTTTACGGTTATCATAATAGTTAGCGATTAATGCAATCGGCCCTATCAAAAGGCCAGTCCAAAAAAGGATGATTGCAAATTCTAACATTAATACTTATTCCCCATCTAATTTCTAATAACCTTTTAAAACCACCGAATGCCAATTAATAGCTTTTCGGACTTGGTCTGTTGTTAATTCTAAATTCCCATCGAAATCTGCTTTCCATACTTTCGCCTTCTTCCCATCTTTAAACAAAACCACACTTGGAAAATTTCTTAATCTTAGTTTTCTCACAACATCGGGAACTTTTTTAACTGGCAATATCATCATTTGTGTCCCCATATATGCAGAATCCCCCGATATTATAAAATCCCCCCGATAAAAGTTGCTTCCATCTTCCGATGACCAATCAGAAGTAAACCTCACTAAATGCATTCCTTTGTAGATAGCACCATAAAAATTCG